GGTCTATGTCTTTTCCGAGAGAATTCTTTGATCCAAAAACTATGGCAAATCCATTACTAGTTCTTTCAACGAAGTAAATTCTCTCATCTGTTTGGGAAACATATCCAACGTTGTTTACTTTTGTCCAAACATAGTCAACACTATCTTCGGTTATCGTTACCTTAAGAGTACTAAGATCAAAGTCTTCAGCAACAATGACAATTTTCTGTACATCAAAATCAAAAGTAGGAAATGCGTCAAAGGAACCAACAAATGATTTTGCTTCATAGATATCAAATTCATCTGTGTTTCCATCAGCATCTATACCCACTTCTTCTAAGTTAAAAAATGTATATTGAATGCCTTGAGAATTTGTGGAATAGAATGCCGTTCCTTCTGGTATTGTGGTGGCATTAGAAATACCATTGACTGTGATTCTTGCCTTTGGTGCGGTGCTTGATGGAACAGTATAACCAAGAGGTTTAGAAAGAGATATTAATGAATCTTCTTTTTGTGCGCTGTCTAAAAATGCTTCAGCGTTTATCATGTTAGCATAATACGCATAATAAAATGTATTATATGCTAATAGATCAATCATAGATTGAATGGCACTTCCTTCAAAATTATAACCACTAAAGACAGATTGATTTCTTAAATAATCAGTCAGACTTTGTTTTATTTCGGAAAATTCTAAATTTCCCAGAGTTGTTGGTGTTTTATTTGTTGCCATTATCTATCCCTTGTGATTGCTATTGTGAGTGTATCTTTGATTCCAAGATCTGGTATTTCATAGAAAACATAAACGTCTATGGTATACTCTGCCTCTTCCGACTTGAGCACCCGAATCTCTCGTATCTCCACTCTACTGTCATATCTTTTGACATTTGTGGCGATTTTAGATTGAGTTGATAGTATTAATTCAGGAGTAAGATTTTCAAATAAATTAGTATATAAACTAGCACCAAATAAAAAATTAAAAGGTCTTTCACCCTGATTTGAAAGAATGATATTTTTTAACGATTGACGTATGGCACCCAGATCCTTAACTAGATTGAAATCACCAGTAAAAGGATTTGGTGTTATAAAAAACGGAATATCGGAATATATTTGTTTCTTCGTAATCATTATTATTATTTATCTAAAAATGGTCCTGTTGGTATTGAATAATCATTTGGATCATAATGTAGACTATTTCTATTTAACGTTAATATCATGTAGTAACCTATAGTTCCCTGTATCACATGTGATATTTCGGTTATAACCCATTTACCAGATATCTTCTTATATTCATTTTTTGTTTGATTTGGATCATCGTTGGCATTTACCACTTCAACAATTTCACCAATCTTCAAGGTTTCATTTGGTGGAACTGTTATTTGAATCTGTTGTGCCATTAATTGATTTGTTTGCGCTACTCTCTTGAGCGGTAAATCTAATGGAGTTTCCCAGAACGTAGCATATGTTCTGTCATACGCCAGGTAATTTTTAAATTCTTTTCCTTGTTCTGGGCAATTACAACTACATGGAGCATTTGGTTCCGAGAAGTCACATCCAAGGTAATCTGGTCCTAAATGTTCTTGTATTAATGAACATTCATTCATTTCATTGTAAAGTTTATATAGATCCAGATATGTTGGTTCTTCTTCTGTTGGAATTAGATATTGTGCTGGACATGAACAATATGGGGCAGCAGTACAACCGTCTGTGGATGGTACTGGTCCATCTTTAAGTGCCTGTGGGTTAGCACATTTTAATCCAATACCTTCACAACTGAGATTTCTTGATTTTGATATTACGCTAAACTGTACAGCAAAATTTCTGTCAAAGAAATCATATTCCGTATCTACTGGTGGAGTTACTAGACCATAATCAGTTTCTCCACTTAAATCATATTTCCATATATCTGTCTGTACAATCGATGGTCTGTAAAGAATATAATTACCAGCAAGATAATTCATTAATGAATCATTAAAATATTGATTCAGAGCATTTTTCATCGGATTAATTGACGTTGATTCATCTGAATCGACATAAAACGATGTAAACGTATCATTATTAAATAGATTTTGTACTGATGGTTCTAAAGACATCCAGTGTTTAAATTCACTACCATACCAGTTTTTCCAATAGTTTGGAGAAATTGTAAATATTGCTTTTCCTCCAAACATATCCCTTGCCTTGGTGTTTGGACTCTTGAACATGTTCGCAAATCTAACAGGTATGAATAGATTTCTTGGTACAAATAAAGACCACCATGAACGATGTGGTTTTAATTTTCTGTAACTATTTGGAAGGATGTATGATCCAACAACGGATGTTCTATATAATGGATCAAATTGCTTTCCTGAACTTACACCATAATGATATAACGATTCCATCCAGTCTTGTGAATCATTCTCAAAATAGTAACCCCCACCATTGTGGAAATCTAGATCATAACCACCACCATGCATGTCTTCCTGCATGGGATCATAGGCATAATATGGGAATTCTGTTTCAAATCCAGGTTCAGGCCACAAATCCATTCCATTATAATCAGATGTCAAATAATCTGATTTTGATAAAACAGATCCAGTATCATGATTCCACCATCTATAGTAATTACCTTTATCAATACCCTGTAATTTTCTATTTGTTGGTAAATCGTCTTTTATTCTTTTAACAGCAACATCAAATCCATAAGGATCCATTCCAATTACAGCAACGTTATATTTCACACCCTGTCTACCAAAAGGACCAGGTGTTAATTGAACTAAGTATGGTAAGAAATACTCAACACCCGCATCTCGTACAAATCCATTTGGGAAATCTTGTATACGATCTAAACCAATTGGATTTTTAAATTCTACTCTAACATAGGAAGAAATTTCTTCCTTCTTAATATTTGGTGGTTTTTTACCTGTTGTATCGTAGAAGTTAAATGTATTTCTAAAATTTTGAGTATTGACTAGATTTAAATCAGATTGAGCATTCCCATAATCCTCTATACCTTCAAATTTATTCAAATTGGTTATATCAGAAAGAGAATTTAAGTTTATATGAAGTGATGAAGCTTCAACATATTCATTAGATCTAAATGAGGGACCAGTATCAGTAAATACACCATTGTCTACAAAAAAAGTTGGATCATCTGTTTCATCTGAATCTGTAAAACTAAACCATTTATGTGGTTCTCTTGACGATATAAATCCATTCTCGGAGTAACCCTGATCGTAATATGGATGTTCTGTGCTTTGCTCATCATTACCAAAGAAAATATTGTAAATCCATTCACCTGTTAGATTTCCAGTAAGACCTATTTTATTTGCTAATAGTTCGTATCTACTTCCACGAATTTCTTTTCTAGTAATCTTTTTGATGTTGTGTAATGATAATGGTGAATTAACTCCATCAAAATCTTCATTTTTGAATATTGATTGCCCTGGTTTTTTAGAGAAGAAAAACGCATTTCTACCATGCCATTCTGTATAAGCAAGATTCCATTTAGAAGTAAATTCATCTACAACTTTTTGTCTCAGTTGTGTATATAATTCTTTTTCTACTTCGAGAACTTGTTTTTCCGCAACACATGTTCTTCTTAAAACTTCAAGTGCTACTGAACTCAAACATGTAGTATTATAGCAACCATCATTCGATAGACAACTTTTTGTTGTTTCGATTATTTCTGAATTGGATATTGCTGGAATTAATCCAGTTTCACTTCCATAATCAAAGAAAGACCAATCTTTTATTCCAACATCCCACAAATAAGGGGCAGCATAAAGATATATTGGTGAATATGTTCTTGCTGCTGTTTCTGTTGTATATTTTATAAAACCCCGAATTATTGGATCATTTGAACAATCATGGAATGCTTCTGGAAGAACATATCTGACATCTTCTAAAGTTGGTAATGCTGAGGGTCCAGTTGGTCCGGTTGGTCCTGTGGGTCCGGGTGGACCAGGAGGACCAGGAGGACCAGGAGGACCAGGAGGACCGGGTGGACCACCACCAGGCGATCCTCCACCTTCACCATCATTAACACAATCATCACAGGTTTCAACATTGACTCCGCCAGCTAAAAAACAAATATTAATATCAAGTTCCGAACATATTTTTTCACCAAGAAAACCTGTTCTACAGCAATTTACAAATGTAGGTGAAGGTGGTGGTGATGAAGTATCCGGAGCACAATCTCCAGTAAAACAATCTAATGCTTGTGCTGCTCCTACAATTGCCAACGTATCGCTACAATCAGAAACTTCAATCTCATTTGAACTACATGGTGGTGCTTCTTCATCTGGAGCTACCGCTAATGTGGTGCTGCATGTAAAACAAGTCGGAAATGAACTACACGCCACACAATGCCTAATATCTACGCCACCCGGACTAGTTCCTCTAAAAGTAATTGTATCGCCAATTGTTCTAGATTTAAATTGTAATTGTGTGTTTGGTTGGTTTCCAAAAACAACTTGTGCTACTCCTTTATTTACAGGAATAGTGGTTGACGGTAACATACCAAATTCGCATTGACTAACGGGCCAATCTGTTATTACTTCTCCAACTATGGCATCTCCAACATATCGGAATCCCAAAGTTAAGTCTATTGGTCTGACATGATTGGATTGTTTATCAACTAAAACAGATCTATAGATATTATCTGCGTTTGTTTTATATGATTCAACTCTATTAGAGATAAATGAATTTAAATTGGTAATTCTTTCATTTATTTTTGTTAGAACAATATCGTATAATCTAGTTGCTCTATTTAATACAAATTGAGAATATGCTATTGGAACTTCTGGTCCTGTTATATTAAAAAAATCACCAATACTTTGATTATAGGGTTCTTTTGTTAAATCATATGAATACGTTAATCCACGTTCGTAGAACGTGTTGCCAGAATCATAATTTAATAAATCTGTAAATGAACCAGCAGCAACAATTTTATAATCTTCACTATACTCTGAAAATATTCCAGTAGGTCCAAATAAAGCATTGTAAGTATAACCAGAAACTGGACCAGGATTATTAAATACCTCTAGGTCTTTTTTACTAAGTCTACCATTTTCATGACAACAAACCGTACATCTGTAAGTTTCCCATTTTCGTTTGATGTTCTTTTTTCTTGCGTATTCTTCTCTCTTTTTCTTCAGAGGTTTTCTAATTTTTTCTTGAATACTCTTGAATGTGGAAAACCGTAAATCAGTTAAATCAAATTGTGGTTGCCATGCCTTTTTACTCCAGGGTGTGCTGGCAGTCTTTCCATAAACTTCCCAATCTTGTGATGTTGGTGTATTTAAGAAGTTCTTATTAAAGAAACCGTATATTTCATCGTCCACACGAATCGCCTGTTTTGGTTTGCCATTTGGTAACAATGGATCCGTATCGATATCTTCGCTGATTAATTTATAATCATCAATTAAAACTACATCATTATATGATTTGTTGTAATCATAAAGTATATCTTTTGTTTTGAAAGATTCTAATGAGTCTGTAAAATCAATATAAGGATTATCATAATTAGGATCAACTCGTCTGTAGAAAGAGGAAAGAGATCCGGTGTTTAACAATCGTTCTATATTGTATTCTGTTAAAACTTTAAATTCTATTATTTTCTTTGGGTTTACTTCATTAATATTTACAAGAAGAGCATCTACAGGATCTTTTGTTTTTTCAGAATCTTCATTTTTTAACATCTTAGATAGAGATCTAAAATTCCACCCATCTCTATCTTCCCACCAAAAATAATCACATGAATACTTTGTAAAATTACCATCCCAAGCATAATTACTTAAATATTTAAATAATTGTGAAAGTTTAGTCTGCCCTTTGCGTTTCATCCAAGGATATGAAACGTGATCATGTTTCAACCAAACACCCGTATTGGATTTATCAACTTTGTTTAATTTTAAATTTAATTTTTCAAATATAAAATTAATTAAACCTTTTTCCTCTGAATTTTGATCAGTAGATAAGTAACCAACAAAGTCTTCTTCATCCTGTAATATTGAAGTATTGTAATCTGGTAAAAATATTTCAGAACTTACAAGATCAAGTCTCCAAAGAGATATTCTTTCATTTGAAGTTGATATTTCTTTATAGTCTGCTTCATTTGTAATGCTTTTAGCACCATAAACATGGAATTTAAATTTATATGGTTTCTTTTCTTTTCCAATTATAAATTGTATTTCTACTTTTTCGATTCCATTTATATTAAATTCATCAATCCAGTTTCTTATATCGGATACAACCATTGTGCCAAATATAGAACCAGACAACATTGATTCTTTAAATACAAATGTTTTTAATGGTTTTGGTCCCGCTACTGTGGATTCCCACGGAAGAAGATTGAACTTTAATTCTTCTCCTTCCGATATTTTTTTAGATATAACAAGAGAAACTATTTGAGTTTCAAATGGAGTGTTATATTTTACACTCAAATCATTATTATTACCATTTTCGAAATAGTTTACAGTGGCATTTAATGAATTTTGTAATTGTTTGAATTCGGACATTATACTATAATCTTAAAGGTATTACCTATTTGGTTTGAATTTAAAGCAGAATCGATTAAATCTAAGACACTAATTAGATATTCTTGTCGTAAGACTCTTATCTGTTGTCTTTGATAATATTTAGTTGTCACATCCTCTATTATTTCTTTCTTTATTGATCCACTTATAGGTGTACCACCACAAGCACCATATTTGTATAATAATGTGACAGCAAAGTTATTTCCAGTTGTACCTTCATCAACATATGTGGCATCAGAATCAACATTATAACCTGTAATGCCTGCTCTATATGGACTTAATACAATATTATTAGATGTGTAAAAGTAATCCAAACTTGTGGAATATGGTTCTATGTGTAGCAAATCGGTATAATCGGTTTCTTCTGGTTCCTCTTGTTTATCATAGAAAATAATCGTACTTATACTTCCATCATTTTCTTTTCTAGCAAAAATTACATTATCTCCTGCTTCAAAAGTTCCACCACCACTAATACCTCTTATTTTTCTCAAGACTGGATCAAAATCTGCTATATGTCTATATGCGGTGGGTTCCACATCTGTGGCAAAGTTTCCATTTTGAGAAATTACCTTTACCATAACATCACCTGGTTCTATGTTTGGTAGTGCGGATATGTAGAATGCGTCACCCCCATAATTTAAATCTAATTTTCGTTTAAACTCACTTTGACTCTCAAACCACTCATTCTGGAAATCAAAAATTCCATTTACTAGCAGAACTAACCAAGAATATTCTGTAGTTCCATAAAACTTTAAAGAAACAATCTCAGGAGATTCACCATCTTCAATGTAATAATCATAGTACGCATTACTCAATTCGACATCTTTAAATGAAACGTGTTTAAATATATCGGATAGAGTTATTTCTCTACCATTTAGATTATATTTGATTTGACTGTAATTTTTAAATAACACGATTATATCCTAAAATGAAGATGCTATTGCTGCTGTATTTTGAGAACCAGTAGTTACAATAGCACCAGAACGATTTGAAATTTGTAAAGAAGTTCGACCGCCAGCAGCACCCGTTATTCTTATTGCTGGTTCCAATTCCTGGAATACTAAAGTAACAGTATATGCCATTGGTTTAAAGATGCCATTTCCTTGCGATATCGCACCTAATGATGTAGTATCAATTGCTATTCTTTTAGACTTAACAACTTTTAATACAGAAAGTTGTGGTGTGCCAGACCAATCAGAATCAAAATTATAAGAATCAATAGCACCAACACCAAAAACCCAAAGGGGAGGATGAAAGAAAAATGTAAGTTTTGAAGAGACAGCACTAATAACAGTCGGTAGGGAAAGTGCCTCAAATGCTCTAATTATATTTCCTGCTTTTTCAGAATCTGCTTGAGTCAAACAAGGTAAGTATAAATTAACATCATATTGTCTTATCTGACCACCAGCTTTATATACTTGATCAGTATAATCTGTTTCAATTAATTGATTATAACCAAGTATATTGCTTGCTGTTCTAACACCTTTTAGTGCTCCTGCTGCTCTGGTTATTGCTTTATCGGTATTTGGTCCAAGCGCACCCCCCAATCCTAACATATCTAAAATTTTTCCTCCAGCAGACTGACCAAAAGCAACCAATTGATCAATACCAGATAAAGCTCTAGAATTTTCTGTCGTATACGCATTACTAGTTGTTGATACAAAATTTGTAGGTGCTGGAACTGCTATTATTTGTTTAAGATTTGAACTAATAGTAGCAATTGTTCCTCCAGAGCCCTGGGATCTGGTATATGAAGATGCTCTTCCAATTGCTGAACTACTATATTCATAGCAAAAAAATTTCATCCATAGAGGAATAGAATCAACAATATTCTGCTCGTTTGGAAAAATAATGGTTGATGTGCCTTCTGCTAATGCTGTTGGGTTTGGAAATGGCAAGAATTAACCCCTTCTAAATATTTAAATGCCCTATAAGACAAAATATATTCCTAAAAACTCTACAAAATATATAGGCGATATTAATAAAATAGTCTGTAGATCCTTATGGGAAAGAAAATTTTGTAAGTTTTTGGATGAAAATCAAAATGTGATTAGATGGTCATTTGAAACATTAAAAATACCATATGTATCCCCAATAGATCAAAAGATACACATATATCTTCCAGATTTTATAGTTGAGAAGAAAAACAATAAAGGTGAAATTGAGACTCTTGTTGTTGAAATCAAACCATATAAACAAACACAAAAACCATCTGCTGGTAAAAGAAAAAGTAAAAAGTCTTTAATTAATGAAAATATAATTTATACGATAAATACTAATAAGTGGGAAGCAGCAAAAAAGTTTTGCGAAAAACATTCTTGGAAATTTGTAATTCTTACAGAAAAGGAACTATTCGATGCCAGTAAGTAACGCGGTTACACAATTTAGACAAGATGTGATCAAAAAAGGTGGACCCCAGATAGCAAGTAAATATAGAGTTAGACTTTTTAGGTCAACTGGGTCAGATCCACTTTTAGAATGCTACCCCTTAAGTGTAGTGTTGCCTGGTAGAATATTTTCACTATACGAACATGATATATGGGGTCCAGTCCGTAAGATTCCTTATAAAAGAGGATATACTCAATGTAATATGACTTTTTTAATATATCAAGATTGGAGAGAACGAAGATTTATAGAAGGTTGGATGAATAATATAGTAAAAAATATAGACAATACTCCTTCATCTTCTAGTTCTTTGCCAAACTATAACTCATCTAATTCTATACAAGGAACAGCAGGACTTTCACCCCAACAAATAACAGATGCTGAAAATTCACAAAACGATCAACAGGCAAATGCGTTATTTAAACTAGGTTCAAGTGTAAATTCTCAAACATCAAATGTGTATAAAGATTATGTAAACTATATCAATGGAACTGGTAGAATTTTAATAGAAACTTTAAATTCTAATAGTCAATCCAGATCAGACCGGACTTGTAGTTTATTATTAAAAGAAGCATATCCAGCAACACTGAGTCCAACTACATTTGCTTCTGATGGAACTGGTTTTGCCTCATTTACTGTTGGATTTCAATTTAATGATTATTTATTATCTTAAGGAAAATATATGAGTAACTTAATTAATATGTTAAAGACAACCTTACCAAAGTATGTAACAGAACAACCATCGACACGAAAAAAGATAAAATTTAGACCGTTTACAGTAAGAGAAGAAAAAATTCTACTAATGTCAAATCAAACGGGAACTTATGAGGACTTCTTGTTTACGTTATCAGATGTCATAAACAATTGTTTTGAACTAAACACAGATTCTAAAAAATTGCCCATATTTGATATTGAATATTTTTTCTTAGTTTTAAGAAGTAAATCAATAGGTGAAATAATTGAACCAACGGTTATATGTCCAATAACTCAGGAGAAAATAAATTTAACAATCAATCTAGATGATATCAAACCAATTTATGATAATACTCATAATAGAGAATTTGTGATTAATAATGAAATTAAAATAACTATGCGTTATCCCTCATTAGAGTATATGGCACTTGAAAAACCAGAAGACTATTATGAAATACTCATCGATTGTATTGACAAGATAGAAACAAAAGATGAAATAATTGAATACACTAATACGTCAAGAGAACTATTAAAAGAATTTGTCGATAACTTAACCCAGATTCAGTTTCAGAAAATGATTGATTTTTTAAAAACAATGCCTAAACTTGAAAAAGAAATAAAATATAAAACTTCAGACGGAGTGGAAAGATCGTTAACGTTAAAGGGATTACAAGATTTTTTTCAATCTGCCTCAGCCACATAAATCTAAATACCATATTCAAAATAAACTTTAATCTAGTACATATTCAAAAACATAGTTTATCCGATATAGAGAATATGGTTCCTTGGGAAAGAGATTTATTTGTGGAACAACTGAGGGAGTATATAGAAGAACAAAACCTAAAGGCACTACAAGCAAGAGCAGAGATGGGTCATGAATAATAGAGAACTAATCAACAATCAATTAAACAATTCCTCAAACTCTAATTCTTTATTTGTCGTGAGATCGGGAGGGGATATTCAACATCAAATTCCAGATCAACTAGAAAATGATACACAACAATCATCTTTAGGATCTGTGAATAATTTTAATGTAAATGTAAATGTCAATGGATCTCCTACAACCACAAATCCAAGACAACAAGTTAAAAATATTTTGAATAATGTTTTAAATGTTCAACAACCAAAAACTTCTGAAGACTTAAAAAAAAATTACAAACAACCTTTAAGTCCAAATGGAAACTTTAATTATAACAATACTGTTCAGCAGATAATTCCTCAAAATAATTATAAAATAAACTATAGTGATAATTTTTTACTAAAAACATACAATCAACAAAATGAAAACAATGGATTAATTAATAATTATTTAAATACAGAAAATGTATTAAATAGAAATTTAATAAATGTTGATTCGGATTCAACTAGCACAAATATGATACCAAATGATATAAGTCAAAATATATCATATGATACGCCTGATCAAATAATCAAACAAAATATAAACAAAAAACAATTTTTAAATAAAATTGAAAATAAAAATAATAGTAATAATTTTTCTAATATTGTAAATTCACTTACAATATATTCTGATTTAAAAAATCCAGTTGTTAACAGTTATTCGTATTCAATGGCAAATATAAAAAGTGAAAATTCAAATTTAAATTTAGCATTTCAAA